TACACAGTTGTATTTAGATTTAAGATAATCTTTAAGTGGTTTTACTGTTATCGGTTTCCTAATCTTTTTTCTATTTGACTTATAATCAGGATAAACAGTTTTACGAAAATTTTCTTTATCATCTAATGCAATTATAATTTCATCACAATTTAATTTTTCATAGAAATGCTTAATAGCATTTTCTAATGTTTGCTTTGCTAAATTAAAATCAGCGTGGAGTGTCCACATATCATTTTCCCATTCAGTGGGCTCCTCGATTGCGGCTGATACTCTGTAAACTATTAGTGAGCCGTCAACTAATAGCTTTGGTTTTTTCTTTACCATAACTTTACCTTCTTCATTTTGATTATGTTTTGATTTGGGATTGTTGTTGTGTTGCCTACTTCAATGACACTTCCATTATCTTCAAAAGAAATATCACTTACAAATTTGTGACAATTGTTTTTTGTTGAGACTAACCAACCAGTGCTAATACAAGTGGTCGGTAAATAATTATCTATAGTTTTTAAATTTTCCCATGTGCAGGTAGAATTAATATCTGTCCAGTACACTAAATAAAAACTGTAGTTAAAATTTTTCTTATTTAACTTTGGTAGTTTCTTTAACTTCAACTTTCCTCCAAAGATTTAAAAATTCTGACATTGGTATGAGAACACACCTGGATTGATAGTTGTCTCCAAGCATCCTAATAATTTGATTTTTTTTAGATTTATTTTCTTTGATAAAAATTCTGACTATTTGTTTTAAAACTTTTACAGGCACAATCCATTGACCTATGCAAATATCCTGATTGAACATAAATCTATGAGCCCAGTATTTAGCCTTAGTAGCTCGCAATCCACTTGGTTTACCCTTGTATGCAAGCTCTATGCAGATGTTTCCTGAACTTTGCCAAAATCCAAATTCAGATTTAACTTCAACTTTATCCTTACTTAATCCTAGCATTTGAGCTAGAGAGTGTTCAGATTTTACACCTCTTGCTAAATCAAAATCGAAATCTTTGTTGTTGTTAAACATAAATATATTTTGTAAAACCTTTTGCGTTGGAGCCCTCGTGGTGAAATTGGTAGACACAAAGGACTTGAATTAATTTGAGTGCTCCAGGTGAAAACCTGGAAGTAGAACCTTTTAAA